CCCCCCGCCGCGCGCCGCCCCGCGCCCGGGGGAAAACCCCCCGCTGGGGGAAAAAAGCTGAACTGTGGGGAATTCCCGGACAACTGAAACCGCCTCAAGGGCGGCTTTCTTTTACTTCCTTTTTTATAATGTCCTCAAACACAGTTCGCGCCTTAAAATACAGCTCATATTTTGCGTCCTCTGGCGCGCCAGATAGATCAAGTAGCAAATCAATGCCGCACAGTTCGCCGATTTTTGGTGTAGAGTTTTTGCCTTTGGAACTGCTTAACTTAGCAACCGCAGTACTATCTAATTTTTTCGCTAAGTCTAAAGTTTCAAAGACTCGAGCAGCTTCTTTTGGAGTAGGGAGGTCTGTTGCAGTTTTCTTCATTTCAATTTCCTTTCTTAATAGTTTATTGACTTCTGGATTGTACACTACGCTCGCAGAGTTTAAATCGTCGGCAATATCATGCATTCCAAAAATTTGGGCATCACGATTTTGAAGGGAGTTTACAGAGCACAGTCTTTTACGTGCAGCTCTATAAATATCTTTCACACGTCCACTGCAATAGTGACTATAACCATAGTAGCGGTCGGATTTTATCCATTTATGGCATTTGTCACACCGGATAGATGGTTTTGATTCACTCTTCGACATTTCTATTATTTAACTCCTTAACGACGTTGCGGATAAATCGCCCTACGTGTATTCTGGCGCATGTTTCGGCGTTGTTTTTGCTCATCTTAGTTTTCTTCCGTAGCACCTTTTGCATATCGAAGAATATGGGGGCAATAACGTCGGCAAAGTATTGTCCGATAGCTGCCTCTACCGCATGCTGGTTGATTACCATTTGACAGTAATTCTTATCGTCAAAATTGCTCAGTAATAGGTCTACATACTCAGCAGACTCCATACTTGAATGTTTTGCTATCGAGATACCTTCTTCTGACAGTTTATTTATTTCGTCTAGCCATTTTTGGTCTTGGTCGGATATTTTAGTACTCATATTTAACTTCTCTATTATCTTTAGTGAAGCACCTTTATGTTGCCATTAGCGTTGTAACAATAGCGATATATACTCGAACGTCTGCGCTCCGTAAATGCTCCAATTTTTGATCGTTATTCATTGTCACTCCTAGAGTTATTTTCGACAATCTCAATCGATCCATCTCCAGTTTCTTTTATCACACACTCTATAACATCGCCAACCTCATATTTTGTAGACTTAAAATCAAGTTGATTAATGTTATCAAGATTTCGTATAAATCTATGGGCGAAATCTAAAGCCTCAAATTTATTTGAAGTACCTGCGCCTATGATAGCTTTTCTAGTCTGTATGATTTCAATTTTATATGCCATTATTTTTTCTCTCCTTATTTTTCCTGTTCCGCTTCAACACACATTGCTTCTCATATAAAGCCTTACGAGCAGCGGCGTTATGCTTTACACTATCTTTCAGTGCTTTACGAAGGTGCCTGTTATCTGTGGTTTCAAGAATAATCGATAATTCTCCTGCGACAGCGTTTAATTGTTCCTCCTGAATTAAAAGACTAAGTAGTTCACAATACCAATCTATACATTCTATTTTGGCACGAATAGAGCGTGGTTTTTCGTCAAAAGCAACAATATCCCTCGCGAAACTCTTCAATACAGACCTTGCTACTGATTGAGGGAATGTGATTATTGGAATATACATTAGATTTCCCTCCCGTCCTTAAAACACTTAGTTTCACCAGCCACGCCGCCAAGCGATTTACAGCGAGCTTCTAGGTCTTTTGCGTTTTGCCCAATACTACTGAATATGAGCATAAGAGCTGCTAATACAGCGATAAAAATCAACGCTGTCATTATTAAATCCCTGAATACTCGTAGCTCGTTGGTTGATTTATTACTACTTTTCATTATCCTTACCACTGTTATTTCTCAAAACTTTACTAGCATAAACTGGTTCTCTATCCTCAATTACAGCCAATATGAATTCCATACCGTTATACATACCTTTCATATACTCGTCAGTAATAACGCTGGCTTGTATTTTTAGTAGTTCGTGGCACCCATCAATCCTATTATTAACTTTTGCCTCGTGTTTTATACCGTAGTATGTCCACAAGCTAAACAAAAATACTATACAGTAAAACAATGCTCCTATATATTCTTTAGATAATATACATTCAAGAATTAGATATGCATTCGACCCTATATAAATCAGGATTAGAGCCATAAGGATTTTAAGTTTAATAATGGTTAACTTTCGCATGCGTCAACTCCTAACTCTGCTACACCAATTCGCTCTAATGCCATCTCGCTTGCCATGATAAAAATATAGGCAGTGCTAACGCTAGCTACTTCTGGAATCGGCACGCCAATCAGATACTTTGTGTCGTTTTCAAGCTCTTTAATCTCACTCACAATTCCCAAAACACCACACCATTTATGGTTTTCATTGAATTGTACTACGTCATTGAGTTTTAGTTTTGTCATAGCACGTCCTCTGCATTAATAATCTCTGCGTCATTATTAACGACGTCTGCCTCTGACACTTCTGACACCTCCCAAACATCACAGTCTAAAATATCATCAAAATATATTGAGGTAAGGTTATATTCGTCTTGTATATATCGATTAGCAGCTTCATCTGCCTCTTCTAGGCTGTTAGCCTTAATGAGAATTCTACCTGCAGTAGTTTGCCTAACTTCTAATTCGTAAATCATTGACATCTCCTTTCTTTATGTCCACAAAATTAGTGGTTTAGTTGACATTCGTTACCGCATCCACGTCTCGCCATCATCATATGGATTAACGCCGTTCACAAACTTGCCACAATTAGGACACATTGAGGCAGCGTCTGGAAAACCTCCAACATGATACGGTAATAGTGATGCTTGATATGCTTTCCAGTTTCTGCTGTCTCCGCGAATAAGCAATATCTCATCATCGCAACAATCGCGTTTTACTATCCACCTGTCGTTGTCCATGTTGTCTGTGCAAGAAAATACCCAATTACACCATTCAATTTTAGGTATCATATTTACATCTTTTCCTTATCTAGTTGATATCCGCCTTAAAAATTACTATCGCACTCGGAAACGGTGCTGGATTTGGCTGGTCGTCAAACTTAAGCCTGCCTTTGATGTAACGGATCTCAGTAGCTTTCATGCAGTAGTCGTGCCACCATCGAGTATCGGTGCGGCTGGGTATTAGAAACACGACTGTTTTACCTTTCTGCCACTCCTGATAACCTTTCTCAATCCATTTTGGTAATTCTCGCCCGTAAGGTGGGTTGACGTAGTTTGTACCCCCCCAATCGCTTGTCAGCCCATCGACCTTGCCGTCCCAATTAGCTGGGCAAGGGTCATAATCAAACTGAAACTCCGAATCAAGCACCTGATAGACTGCCTTAGGTGTTCGCCAGTCCATTCTTAAGGAGCTAAAGTGTGGTTTAGTTGACATCACCGCTTCCAATCATGAGATGCCCGTCTTCCAAAAATCTATGATATAAGCTCTTACCTGAGCTAGTGACTGTGTATGGCAAAAATACTTGCGTCGTCGTTACCATCTTCGTTTCTATGATAGCCACTTGAGCGTCTACCCAATCTTTAGTAATGCGCCAGGCTGTACGACGTGCTTGCTCTTCAAGGCGACTTTTTGGCACAGCACGCTGGCGCTCTAGTACTTGAGCAACTGGCCGCCAGTCGGTAGGTAGGCTAAATGCTAATTGTTGACCATTAAGCTCTAGCTGAAAGCTAAGAGCGACAACGTTGCCTGTATTGTCATACTCGGTCATGATGCGCTTCGCGCCAACATAGGCGAGCTTGCCTTGAATCTCGCTCAGTGTTTTTTCAACCGATATGCTTGTTGTATAATTCTTTAATGCCATTATGAAACTCCTTATTTACACGAAATCGTGTAGTTTAATTCGACTTCTCAACCTTGACATTATCAACACACTGCCAAGGGGACGACATTAACATAAACACCTTACTGCTCGTAACAACCACCTTAATATTCTTGTCTCTCGCGGCTTCATTTACTAATTTGATATATGGCGAATTTGGCGGTAGACAGAAATTACTGACGTTTTCTTTTGTTACTACAGTATTTTCTGATGCACGAACACTGAAAAGTGTTTTACCGCCGAATATACTATTGTTTTGGTTGTTATAAACAATTCCAGAAACTACATTATCAGAAAGCTGAATCCGTATTGAAAACAGTAAGTAAATAGGCACTGCAAACATTAATGTTACTAGGACATATTCCCAAAAAGTTCTTATTTTAGACATTTTATCTCCTTATCTTGTTATTTTTTCAACCGCATAACTATAAGGCGATGATTTGCACGCACTGTCTTACGGGATTTTCACCACAGGGCTTCCACCGTTTAGTCAAAAGACTAAGCTGCGTCGTGTAAGGTCACATCTTTCACTACTCAAGTTGCAAAGTCAGCAGTTACTTTTCTAGCTCTAATTGCGGAACTTCGCGAGCTGCAACACTAAGCTCAGCTTCAAGCTTTCGAGCCACTTATATAGCCAGTGACAACACCAGGTGTATAGCATTAATATGTTTTGTTAATTTAGTTGATGTTGCCAGTTGAACAGACGATACACGTTGCACTGCGTCAAAAACATAAAAAACCGACTCACAACGTTTCACATTGGTTCTTGCGCCGGGTGGGTATGGCGCGCCAGAGTAAAGATTGTGCATATCATCTGCCCAGTTATGCGGTTGAATTGTTAATGTTCACCCAGTTTATTAACGTGCGCCGTCAGATTTTATAGGCGCAACGCCAGCCACAATCTCGTTTCCATCCCAGGCATAATCTGGCGAGGATTTTATCAAGATTGGCTCGTTATGCTTGCCGACATGAATAACTACGCCGCCCAGCATGCCATCACTCTGCTCAAACTGTTGCAGTGCCTCAATAAGCAATTTAGGATTGACTACGACCGACTTTACGGGAAACGCCTCTGAACTTTTTTGCTCAACGAACGGGCGCGTTTCTGGAAAACGCAGCTCGGTTTGCTCTTGAAACGGAATCTCAGCCTTGATCGGAAAACTCTCATCGATCGGCACCATTTCGCCGTACGGATTTGTGCGAACAATAATTTTGCCGTCGTAAACATACGCTCGGTCAAGGTCAGTCTTCATGACTTTATCAGCGGCAACGAGAACACTCTGCGGGATATTCATTGAGCAGGCTTTTGCGCCAGGCTCTGCATCGACCTCGCGACGAATCAATTTATAGCCGTCTGTCGCGATGAGCGTGGCTTTGTATATGCCTTTCTCCTGCTCGACAACCTCCAGTCTGACATTTTCCAAAACCTTATTCTGCGGCGTTGGCTTCTGCGCCATTTTATATACAGCAATCTGCTGCTTGGTTAGCGAAACGATACTGCTCATTTCTCCCACCAAAATCCTTTCTGCTCAGCCTCAGCCTCAGACTGTTTGTCGTCTTTCAAACTGCCGGCTGGCTTATTATTTATCTTGACCGCGATGTCTACGCTCCGAACGCCGTGCTCCAGCAGCCATTTCTTGGCGCGCTTAGCGTCGGCTTCGGTAGCGTAGGTTTTCGCGTGCGGCTTGTTTTTGTCGTCGCTCCAGCGAACGGTGAATGTGCAATTCATCAGAGACATTATGTAGCCTCCAGTTTCTTGCGTTTGCGGCGCTGTTTTTTGCGAAGTGCTTTTTTAGTCACGACTCCTCAATCTCCAAACCTCTCATACATACAGTTTTCGTGCATGTCTGGATAGTCTTTTCGCTCTGCGTCAGATTGAATGAGTGCCAAATTGCACATACTGCATCTGCCGTATGGTGCGGTTTTTTCGAATTCAGCCAGCTCGTCATCCTGCTTAGGTTTGCGTTTGCTGATTCGGCCGCAAATCCGAGCTGCCTCCCGATTGAGCGCAAAACCTGTTTTGTCGCCCCTTGATCTCGATCCACCCTTTCTGCCGATTTCACGGTAGAAGTTTGGGTTTTTCGCGAGAATTGTTGCGGCGGGGGCCTCGCCGCCCCCGCCGAGCCTCACCGGCTTCCCGCGCGCAGCCAGGCGCTTGGCGCGCCTGGCCTCGGCACGATCCTTGGGGGTCTCGACCCGCCCGAGCTTCCCGGTCCGCTCGCCGCGTCGCCGCCCAGCACCGATGGGCGGGGCGAAATCGTCATCATCCGCCTCGCTCCCACCCGAACCGCTTCGGCCCCCGTAGGAGCCCCGCCCGGAGCCGAAACCGCCCTCACCCCAACTGCTTCCCCAACCGGTACCGCCGCCGCGCAACGCATCCATGGAGGAGGCGATGCGCTTCCACTCCATGGTCTCGGCGGGGATGTCGTCCAGGAACCGGGAGGCGGCCATGGCGTTGGCGGGGCCCCACGCCGACGGCGCCGCGGGCGGGGGGTAGGAGCAGGGCCCGGCGCCCGCGGGGGCGGCGC